TCTATGTCCATCAATCATCATGCATACATAATAGCAAACCGCATGGCTAATGTCAAATCGTCAAATGGCAGCAATCTCATTCGTGAGAATACATATGTAATCTCAATTCCGATACGCTGTGAGACACTGCACTGCACATGTGTTTGCATGTGTAGCACGTCACAAACTGCACGATTGTTTTAACTGTATGCACAGCTTGCCAGCCATAGCAGCACGCTAGGCAGGCTATGTTAGTGCCCGCTACCTGACTACCTGACTCCGCATGCGGTATCGTAGCGTTGCCTATGCCAGTTTATCGCAGTGCACCGTATATACGCATGCATGCAATGACTTGCACCTGTCTGGCATGGCATTTCATGCCCGATGGCTGATCACGTTTTGTTCCTGCCCTGTATATACATGCTTCAATGCATGCGTCGAGTGGCATGTTTGTGTCGGGGTGTGACTACATCCACGCGCCAGTCATACACGCATTGCTGCACATGCTTACATGCTTCAATACGGACACACGTCAACGCACCCTCCTGCACATGCATCTATGCACGCGTATGTATATGCATGCAGCACGATGCCCCCGGAATCCCCGGCCATTTCCCAAAATGGGTTATATAAGCGCCACGTGCATTGGGGCACATTAGGCAGGACACGGCAACACACGATCCCGTCTGCGTTCAGCGATGCGCTGCTCGTATGCATATAGTATATAGTGGGGGTGCGGACGGATCTTGTAGTAGATGTGGCAGATGGATGAAGTATTCGATTGTAAAGGGTGGTCAGATGTGTAATGCTTGAAGGCGTTCCTTAGATGGAGAGTGAAAATGGCCACGTATGGCGTTGAAACTACTCCCGGTCAGGTTCCATTCACCGGGTATACCAACACCCTCGGCACCGGACAGGCCAATTCGGGTGCGACGGCTGGTTATGTAATGTTCAATGGCACGCAGCAGGGCGATGATCGACTTGCGAAGATGTTCCGCAATGGAGAGATGACTGCGGGCATTACGCAATTGCTGTATACATTGCTGGGCGTTGCGCCGGGTGCTACTGCGACCAAGACGTATCCACGTGTGCAGGGTCAGACAGGCAGTCCTGGTGGATTGCAGACTATCGAGACGGTGACTGTCGTTAATCGCGCTACGACTGCGAATGATCTCGCTGCATTCCAGGCGTTGCTGCGTCGTGTCACTGGTCCGCCGAGCTATCCGACTGATCTCAGCGGTAATGGTGGCGGTGGTAAGTTGCAGTATGCAGGAGGATGGTGATGGCACGCTCTGATTTTGGTCCAGAAGTGAAGGCATCGATGCAGGGCAATGCGAATACGCCTGCACCGCCTCGTGCTCCGCGGCCGCCGCAGTCACCGGGTGCAGAAGTCGCGCAGCAAGGTAGAGATAGCAGCGGGAACACAGGTTTGCCGCCGCCGAATAAGCTGCCCGGACCCGGTGGTGGGAGGATGCCGACTGTGAAGCCACCAACAGCAATGCCGTCGTCAGTAGCAGGAGCGTTGCCAGGGGGAATGGCTGCGCCAGATGCGCATCATATAGCTGCGGCAGCAGGAATTGCACATGCAATCCTAGGAAATAGAGGACTGAGATAATGCCTCCTCCCAACACGTCCGCCTCGCCTTCCCCTTCAACTCGTGGTGATGAGGACCCTCAGTCCCCGACCGTCATGCTCCAAGCCTACTTAAGAAGTAAGGGTATGCCCTTGACTTCACAGAATATGCAGCGGGTGCTGACCGAAAACGCTAGAGGGTCCGCTGACATTCCGGGCTTGGTCAACGACCTTCCTACTGCTGATCCGTCCGTAGGTCAAGCAGGAAATGTAGCCGGCAAGGTAGAAGCAGCACCAACTGGTCGAGGCGGCAGCCGTCCACTGCCCGTGCCGCCCATTCCGCCAGATACCTCTACGCCTACGAGCACTGCGACCACCAATACACAACCGCAAGGTGGTTCGATGGACTTGTCGAACATCGGTGCACTGATTGCAGCCGGTGCGGGTGCTGGAACAGGAATGTGGATGGCTGGTCGAGGTGGTGCTCCTACACTCGGCGGTAATGTGCCGCCGCCTGCTGATCCCGGTGCTGGTCTGTCTGCAATACGGCCTGGTAGTGATGTGACAATGGGCGACAGGTTCGACGTGATGCCGCCAGGACAGCAGACTGATCCGATGCAGCTTGCAATGCAGCGTGCAATGCAGCCACAGATTGGCGGACCTGCACCACAAGCACAAATTAGTGGGCCACAGCCGCAGTTGCAGATTGCAGGACCGCAGCCGGGACAAGGAGCAATACCGCTGCCTGACCAAAGTGCTATTCCGCTACCTGATCAGTCACCTCTGCCACGTCCGCCGATGCCTGACAGAACCGTTCCGCAAGGAATGGTGCGCTATCCAGATGGCAGCATTGGCACACCGGGTGGTGGTTTTGGCGGTGCACGAATTGGCAGAGTGACACCGAAACCCTTCGTTCCGAGAGGATTGCATCTCTACTAATGGCAAATTTACCATCCCAGAATGAGCCGCTGCGACTTGCAGACGGCAGAGTTGTGTATCCCGGCGGTGATGTCGTGGATACGCATGCACAGCAACGCACGGAAGTGGAAGCACAGCGCATTCTGCCTGCGCGTGTGCGACGTAAGGCCAGTGATCTGCCTGCGCCGCCACAGCAGATGAATACGATTGCAACTGTGCTTGCGTATGCAATGTATGGCCTCGATGATGATGAGATTACGACTATCACGCGGCTTGGCACTGCGATAATCGCACGCATTCGAGACAGTGATCCGTATAAGCAGATGTATGATGCCATTGTGCGCAGTGCATTGGATCAGGAGACGGATGCCGTCCGTGACATCATCACCAAGAATGCGAAACGCGCAGCACTTACCGTGGTCGATAGTCTGGATGCGGGTAATCGTGGGGATCGTATGGCGGCTGCTCGTGATATTCTTGATCGTAGTGGGTTGCGCCCTGCTGACGTGGTTGAGCATCGCCATCGAATGGACGGCGGGCTGGTCATAGAGATTGTGAAGCGCGATGATGCGCAGGTGCCGACAATAGACATGGAGAAAGAGTGATGGCGTTCGTTGCATCGGGATTTCCAGGCGCCACCGTGCCGATTGCTGGTGGAAGTGGGAACGTAACTGTGCCGGTTCCGCAACTGTCCGATGTGAGCGGCAATGGTTTCAGTGGCAACCTGTTCTCGCACTTCCAGTATAACGGTGTGGCCACGGCAATCAATCCTGCTACGCAGTCTGTGACTGTTGCGCAGATTACTGGTGGGGCACCGCTTTATTTCGGCAACGTGCAGCGGTGACACGTAGATACAAAATCATAGAAGGCGGTATGCACGACCGCTTTCATGCGTCGCGTGCGAAGGTGCAGTTCTGCGGTGGTGGGTTCGGCAATGGAAAGACGGCAGCAGCATGCATCAAGGGCTTGAAGTTGGCGAAAGACTACCCTGGCTGCAATGGCTTGATCGCACGCTCAACGTATCCGAAGTTGAACGACACTATAAGGAGAGAACTGCTTTTATGGTGCCCAACACATTGGATACGCAGGATGCCTTCGAGAGACGACAATACCCTGGTGCTGAAGAACGGCAGCACGATCAACTTCCGTTATGTGGCGCAACGTGGCCGAGAGACAGAGGAGACGCGTTCTAATTTGCTGTCTGCCACGTATGATTGGATCATTGTGGATCAATTGGAAGACCCTGAGTTCACACACAAGGACTTCATGGATTTGATGGGCCGTTTGCGCGGTGGTGCTGAGTATGTTGGCGATGATGCCACGATGCCGCGCACTGGTCCTAAGTGGTTCATCGCTACACTCAATCCGACGCGCAATTGGTGCTACAGAGAAATCGTCAAGCCGTTGCACGACTTTCAGCGCGGCGTTATGAGCGATAAGCTGTTATGCGAGGTGGATGATGACGGACACCCAATTCTCGTTGATGGAAGACCTATTCCACTTGTCGAATTATATGAAGGATCAACATTCGAGAACGTCGAAAACGTCGGACACGACTACATCCGTGGTATGCTTTCGACATACACCGGCAGCATGCGAGATCGCTTCGTGTATGGACGGTGGGGTGCTCTATCAGGACTTATCTACCCGCAATTTGACGAGACACAGCACATCTTGTCGCATGACGCTGTGCGGTCGTATCTGCGCACGTTGCGGGTATCCGGTTTTCGTCCTGCATGGGTTGAGGGATACGATCACGGACTGTCGCGGCACAGTTGTTACGGACTGTTTTTCTCCGACGATGATGGAAACATGTTTCTGCTCGATGGCTTCCGAATTGCAGAGCTTACCGTCGCTGATGCAGCGCGTCGTATCCATGAAATACGTGCGCAGTATAGCATCGATGCAGATGAACTCACATATGTATATGCGGACCCTGACATTTTTCGTCGGAAGGCGGGCAGCAGTCGCACTGTTGGAGAAACGGTTGCTGCGCTCTTTGAGGAAGAAGGGATCAGCATGCAGCGGGGCAACAACGACATAAGTAGTGGCATTGCCAAGAATTGGCAGTATCTGACGCCTGAAGTGCGTCATGAGCATCCGATTACTGGCCAGCCTGTGTCGCCACACTTCTTCGTTTGTGACAACTGCCATTGGTTCGTTGATGAGATCACTGAGTATTACTTCCAGCGGGATGGCAGCGATGAGACAACTGATAAGCCAGTGGATCGCAACGATCACGCGATGGATATGTGGAAATACGCTATGTCCAACCGTCCGAAGCTGGCGAAGTTCGTTGGCATGCCAAATCAGCCGCCTGCGTGGATGGCTTGGCATGAAGTCGAACGGCAGCAGCGTGTAGATGTGAAAGCGAGATACAAGTAATGGATCTGATCCTCATTGTGTTGCTCATCGTCCTATTGTTGGGCGGCGGTGGGTATTATTGGTATGGAGGCACTACACCCGCAGGACCTGCATTCAATCCAATCAGCATCATTCTGTTGGTTGTGATACTGCTGCTGGTATTCGGGCTGCTTGGTCCACGCATCGGTTGGTATCGGTGGTAGAACATGAGTGACAGACCTGATCCTGGCAGCTTTGGCCAGAGCGACGATCAGCTTAATCTGGATAATAATGCTGATCCGCTAGAGGATGCACTTGGCAAGGCTGATGTTGGTTTGCAGGAACCACCTGAGCCAGCAGTCTATAAGGCAATGCCTGGCAGTCGCATTCCCGTGTCGAGTAAGCGCGGTGGCGTGTGGAAGTCGCGGCGCGACGTGGCGATTAAGTCGATGCAGGATTTGATCGATGCGTGGGATGAGGCGATCAGGTATTACAATCATGATCAAGCTGACCATCGCGATGGCATTAGTAGTGGCTATCGAAATCGTTGGGGCAAGGTTAGTGGTAACCGCAATATTGCGCGGCGGCTGAATGAGATGTTCAGCAGCACTGAGAACATCGTGTTCAGCAATGTCAGTGCACAGGTGCCAGTGCTGTATGCCAAGAACCCCATCGTGTCATGCTCGTTGGAGCCGAGTGCCAATCCGACCGATGAGGACACAGGCGATCAGTTCGCACATGCAGTTGAGAAATTCATCAACAACTTGTTCAGCATGAAGTATCCGCCCGGTGTGAACCTGAAGCAGAAGGCCAAGCGCAATGTGCTCATGTGCCTGCTGACGAATATGGCTTGGTTCGAGGTCGGCTATACGCAGAAGGACAAGAGCAGTGAAGCTGCATTGCAGGACTTGGCTGCGCTGAGTAAGCAGTTGGAGCAGGCTGACGATCAGGAGGATATAAGAGAGATCGAAGGCAAGCTCACTGCGTTGGATGAGAAGGTCGAGTTCTTGCAGCCCAGCGGTCCGTATGTGCGGATCAGGTATCCACATCAGGTGTTGCGTGATCCTAATGGCAGTGATCCCAACCTG